ACAAAATCTAATTCTTTTAGTCCAGACATGTCAAATCCGAACAATCCACCAATCCATGCCACACCACTCTTTAATAGGTTTAGAGGAAATCCTACAATATTACTAATAAGTTTTGCAATACCACCGCCAATACCATCGACAAATTTTCCTGCCATAGTTTCATTATCACTACTGGTAAATCCATCAATTGCACCAGTGATTGTATCCCACAGTGCCATGACAATTGTTATAGGTAAGAATACTTTTCCTAGAATTTTACCAAATCCAGCAGCAAACTTTGCAATAGGTTTAAACATATTTGTAAATGAGTTTACTACTACTGGAAATTTAGAAAATGCTTTTGAAATCTTACCGAATAGTTTAATTGGGCCTTCAATAATTCTTCTTACAAAGTTGGTAAATCTACCAAAGACTTTAAATGTGTCGCCTTTAAGAATTTTACCTGTTCCACTTTTTGTAATGATATCAGAAATGCCATCAAACAATCTAACAATAGGTTTGAATAAATTTGTAAGTCGCCCACCAGTAAGTTTGTTTAGAAATTTAAGTTCTGTTCCAAGTGATTTAAAGAAGTTTACAAGTGTAATAACTGGAGCAGCAATCATTCCAGCAACCACTCCAAGAGACATACCAGATGCCTTTTGAACACCTTTAAGGAATGAATCTTTTAAGTCTAAAATACCATTAGCAATACCTTCCAGTAGTGTATTAGATTTGTTTTCTCTTCTTGCTTGTTCTCTATCTTTTTCTACTTGTTTAGCACTTGCAACTGCATTTTTACCAAGTTGTCCAGCGATTTTACCCATAGTAGATACGCCGGGAATTGCTTTTGCAAAAGAAGTTAATGGTGCAGTGATAGTTCCTGCTAAGTCTTTAATTCCCCCACCCACATCATTCTTGATAATCTCACCCATACCTTGAGTGAGTTTAGTGGTGTTTTGAGTATCTTGTGCTGAAGAATCCTTAACCGCCTTAGAAAGGTCATCAACCTTCTGGTTGGTTTTCTTCATTTCATTGGTGAGATCTTTAAAGTCTGCCATTTACTTACTTCTTTTTGTCTGAATAAGCGTTTGCCCCAAAGAAACCCATGACGATAGCAGCGACTGATACGAAATATGTTGCCGCCATATCACCTAGAATCTTTGATGCACCATCTAGTCCTAGTAACATTGCAAGAACTACTGCGAAAGGATACAGTAACATTCCAAATAGAGAAAACCATGCCATCTGGCGCATTGCATCCCTACGGGCATCGGCATCCTCAAGTTCTTTTCTTTTAAATTCCAAATTCATCTCCATTTCTTCTTGTGAAATGTGTCCATCACCATTACTGTCAATCTTCTTAACAACTGCTGGATCAGCGGTTACTGTCTTTTTTTCTTCTGCCATTTTCCTCTCCTACGAGATTATTTATTTGTTTTTCTGGTTCGCCCGTCTTTGGCGTTCCTTCATTTCTTGTTCTTCAAGATACTGTAGAAGTAGTGACACATATACTTCCCTCTCCCACGGCATCCAATTTTCAATCTCAGTTAAGGAGAACTGATGATGTTTCATCAGAGCGAAATTCGTCTTGAAATAATTCTCAAGAGAATTGTGGGAGAGGGCTATTAGAAAAAAGAGGCCATCCCCTCAAGCACTACATCACTCTGAACACCAGTTTTAGGATTCTTAACCTTAACATTATGTTTCACTCTAGGCATAGTTTGGAAGAAAACTTGCATCTTTTCAAACTGTCCATGTGTCAAAGACTCAATGAACTCATCTAGTTCTTTTTCATCCATATCCGATCTTGGATATACATTATCCTTATCATAGATGTTATCAATACATCCTTTGATAATATCAAATGCTTTTGAAGCGTCTTGATTGACTGCTTCTGCCTTTTCCATAACATCAATTTGTGGATATTTCATAACGACACCAATGCCGTTACCAAGTTCGATATTTGGATTGTGTTCTACATTTCTAACACACTCAATATCTGCAAGATTAACATCCACAGAAACTTTTGTTTCATTATCATCTGGACAGGTAACACTAACCTTAGTTGATTCACCAACAGACTTTGCTCTTAGTTGTAAGAACATGTATTCCAAATCAAAGAATGGAACATTGTTTGCATCAACCTTTCCAAATGTGCAATTATGAATAATATCCTTAATTGCAGTCATCTGATCCTTTACAGAACCAGTTTGTTGAGCCATAAGAAGAACCTTTTCTTCTTTGACCAGAAATGGACGGAACTCAACTTTGTCACCAGTTGAAGGAACAGTCAACTCATATTTCGCCGAAGCGAGTTTTGGTAATGCCATAATTTATCTCCTATTGCATTATATTAAAAACCACCAAATCCTTTGATACCCAAATTACCAATAGGATTAGTGGACTTAGTAATTCCCTTAAAGAAATTCCTAAACGCTGCTACTTTGTTACCAAACGCAACAACTTGATTTCTTGCTTCAAGAACATCATTAACCTTTTTACCGATGTCCTCAAACATACCTTTTTCTCTGCCTGGAAACTTATCGACATGTGCAGTTCCAGTAGGACGACCAAACTTATCATATGCCTCTTGGGGGCTAAGTCTTGGAGACCTTGTTCTCATAACAGATTTTGGTTGGTATTCTTCATATTCTTTATAAGCACCAGATTCATAGTTTATCTGTAGTGGCACCCATTCTTTAAATGCAAGTCCAACTTGTGCTTTAGCAAACTCATTATTTTGTCCAACATTCATTTCTATTGCACCTAGAGTTTTAGGGAATACATCCTTAATCAATATTCCTGCTGAAATTTTATCTTGTTCGTCAAGTTGAAATACTAACATTTGAGAAACATAGTCATTGTAATAAGCAGCATCGTATGTAGTAGGACTAATAATCATGTCCTGCCAAGAGTTAAAAATCCATCTTTGATCGTGAGTATTTTGAAGAAGGAAGGACATACTAATTTCTTCACCATATGTCAACCCCTGTGCCATCTCATATGTTGGGCCATAAACATTTTCGTTTGTAACTGTTCTGATATTTTTGCCAGGAAAGGATACTGATTCAAGGCGGATGTTCAAATCCTTTTGTCCTTCATACGCTACTTGTAGTGCAAGTGGTAGGTTAATCTGAACTTCAAAACGATTGGTTCTCGCATTACCTTTTGCTAAACTAGCAGTAAACTGCTGAAAATCATAAGTTGCCATATTTACGGTCTCCTAGGCGCTCTTGCGGCTCTTCTTGAATCTGCATAAACTTTATTATCAGTCGCTCTCACAAACTTTTGAACTGGTAGTAAAACTGCAACCATCATTTCATCAGCATTAATTCTACGGAATGGTGTTCTAACATGTTCCCTTAGATACATCTTAATTGTAGGACGAACCAAAGGGTTTCTTTTAATTCTGTTCCAAGTTAATCTTATTCTTGTGTTTTCATCATACTTTGTATCATTTGAGTATTCCTGTATCACATTCAAAAGTTTGATACGCATAGGAATAGACAAATAATGAAAGTTCAACCCCATGAATGATCCTCTTTGTTCTCTCAATGGTTCAATCGGCATGATAAGAGGAAATCTATCATAGTATGGTAGAACATTAACATTGTCTTTATATTTAGGGTCATACATGAAGAAATTCATAACCCCATATGTTGGGCGTGAAGTTACCAATCCCTCACGAATAAGTTGTCGTGAAGGAATAGCACCAAGTTGTCTAACTTGTTCTCTGAACCAACGAATAGAACGATCTTTACCGCCGCTCTTTTCTAGAATATCACCTATTAAGTCTGCCATACCTCTATTTATACGACTAACCCAAATGATCCTCAGTCAGTATCTTAAATTCCATCGTTCTATCGTTACAGTATTCTATCGCTGCTTCCCACTTTGCTTTATTTACCCCCCATGTGCGAACTTCATTTACGAAGTGTTTTGTCTTGCGTTTGGGTATGGCAGGAGGCCCACAATATTTCTTAGGTTTGACTTCAATAATCATCTTTTTGACAGAACCATCCTTCTGCCTCACTTTTATGTAAAAATCTGGAAAATAACGGTGTCTCCTACCGTCTAGGGGGGATATATAAGGTATGACTATCTCTTCACTACCCCACTCAAGGATGGCGTCATTTCTGTCACAGTAAACCATAAACTTCCTTTCCCACAGGGAACGGTAGAATATCTTATCTGTATTACCTTTATATTTCTTTGGGTGAGTTGGTATGTATCTTCCACTATATGCCATGACAAACCTTATAAATACTTAAAAGAATTAATCTAAGGATATTTATACATGTCACGAGATGTTGGAAATTATATGAACAAGTTGCGTTCTGGAATGGACACGGGCGGTGGTGTCGAAATGACTACCATACTTGCAGATGCTACTCGTTCATTCAGAACTGGTGGATTGACATATCCAAGTGAAGTTGGAACAATGTCTAGAGACTCTCACTATGTTCAGTTTTTTGTCAACGAACAATTAAATGGTAGTGCAGAATTTAGTGTTGGTGCATATGTCAATAGTGGAACAAACAAAGACAGAAATCCAGGCAGTATCAAAAGAGCACCAACTGTAAGAACTCTAGGTTCTATTTGTCTATACATGCCTGCACAGATTCAAGTATCTCAAAAAGCGAACTATGGTGAAGCAGAAATTGGACTAGTTGTTGCTGCTGCTCTTGCTACTGGTAGAAATTTAGGTGGCGAAACTAATTTTGATGTCGGGGAATTTGCTAATACAATTGGTAGACAAGGCGCAAATATGTTGGCAAGCACTTTAGAAGGTGCTGGTGCAACTGGTGCTAAGGCAGCACTTGATGTTGATCATCTAATCACATTAAGTGGTGTTGCAGCTGCTGCTGATGATCTTGGAACCTTCACAGGTGCCACCATCAACGACAATGTCACAGTCAAAGCTGCCCTACAGGCACTTGAGAC